TACAAAGACTCGTTATAATTGGGTACCGTTCGGTATTGGATTACAGGATGATTTCTATCCAGAGGTAACTGCGGCTTATAACACATCAACAACTAACGCTGCGTGTATCGAAGGTATAGCAGATTTAATATTTGGAAAGGGAATCTACACTAAGAATGCAGGGTTTACGGATGCATTAGCTAAATTAGTACCACAAGAAGAGTTAAAGAGAGCAATCTTTGATTTAAAACTTTATGGTAATGGTGCATTTCAAGTATATTGGAATGATGACCACACTAAGATAATTAAATTCTATCATATACCTGTTCAAACACTAAGAGCAGAGAAGTTATACGATAATCCAAAGATTCAGAACTATTTCTATTGTACTGATTGGTTTGATATGAAGGCACAGAAAGCTAAAATACAAATCCCTGCCTTTGGAACATCTAATGAGAAGAGAGAAATCCTATGGGTTAAGAATTACACACCAGGTAAGTACTACTATAGTATCCCTGATTGGATTGCAGCCCTTCAATTTTCGTTCGTAGAGGCTGAGTTGAGTAACTTACACCTTAACAACATAGAGAACGGATTCTTACCCCTCGTAATGGTAAATATGAATAGTGGTATTCCTGCACCTGAGGAAAGAGATACTATCGAAGACCTAATAGAACGTAAGTTTACAGGCACAAGAAATGCTGGTAGATTTATGATTTCATTTAACGATGATGCAGCTAACAAACCTACTATTGATACAATCAATATTGAGAACTTACACGAGAAGTTCCAATATGTTGCTGAATACGCACAGGATAGAATATTAGTTGCACACAGAATTACATCACCATTATTGTTTGGTATTAGAACTGCAAATAACGGATTCTCCTCTCAATCAGAAGAGATGAAAACAGCATTCTCTATTATGCAAACAATGACTATTCAACCATTCCAAAACTTATTGATTAACACAATAAGTGATGCCCTATTAGAAGGTGGATACGATGATACACAATTGTACTTTGAGCAGTTAACACCATTGGCAATCTTAAGTGAGCAAGCTGAAGATACTGATAGAACAATTGGACAGGTAGAAGATGAAACAAATAAGGCAATGGAAAATCCTGATGCTGTAGACGGACCAACTGAAAACATCCAACAAATGAGTGAAGAGGAAGGATGGCTTTATACATCTCAACCAAACTTTACTAAAAATTACGAAGTATATAAATAAAATAAAAATATGGCATACGTCTTATTCATTACCAGAAACGACATCATTAAGAACACTCCATTGCAAGGTGCTATAGATGCTGATAAGTTATTGCCTTTTGTTAGAACAGCGCAAGATAAATACCTTATGGATTTATTAGGTACTGTACTATTTGATTACCTACAAGATAAAATTGCTACTAATACATTTGGTACTCTAAATGCTTACTATCAGGATTTGATGGATGACCACATAAAGAATACCTTAATTTGGTATAGTTGTGTTGAGTATATTCCATTCTCTTCTATATCATTTAAAAGTGAAGGAGCAGTTAAACACCTTTCAGACCAATCAGTTGCACCAGGTAAGAACGAAATCGATTACTTAAAGCAACAGGCACAACAAAATGCTGATTACTACGCGACTAGATTACAGAATTATTTAATATCTTATTCTAATCAGATACCACAATATCTAGAATCTGTTGGTAATCAAACACAAATTTATCCAAATATGTCAAACACATACTTTGGAGGGATAAACTTATAATATAACGTGAATGGCACAAATAGTAAATGATAGCGGTACAAACTTTACTCTCTATTACAATACATTAGAGTATTTCAAAACCATTATGACTAACCATCCTTCAATCGGTGTGGTAACTCAGGGTGATATATTCGAAATAGATAGTAGAGAGTTTCCAGCATATCCGTTGGGAAACGTTTTAATTACTAATACTGTCTTTGGAACTAAAACTTCAAACTTTACTATTCAACTTACTGTTGCAGATAAAGTTAAGTTAAAGAATAACGATTCAGTTGGTAGAACTAACGCACAGGTAATTCCTTTTGAAGGAGTTGATGATGTGGTAGATATACACGCTAATACTTTAGCAGTTATTAACGATTTAACTTCATTTACTCAAAGAAATGTAGAAGCGATTGAAGTTGATGGTGATATAAATTGTACTCCATTCAAAGATAATTTCGATAATGGTTTAGCAGGTTGGGTAGCTACATTTGATATAACAGTTCATAACGATAAGAACGTTTGTCTGTTTGACCTATTCCCAACTACAACTACAACCGCTGGGCCTACTACTACAACTACTGCAGGACCTACTACAACGACAACGACAGGAGCTCCTACAACAACTACAACTGCTGGACCAACAACTACGACTACTTCGACTACAACAACGACAAGTACTACTACAGCCGGTCCAACTACAACAACATCAACTACTACTGCAGCACCTACGTGTAGAACTACAATTGTAGATTACTTAGGAGCAGCGGTTACGGTTCAATGGCAAGATTGTAATGGTAATATTCAAACTGATACACAAAGTGGACCTGGTTATTCAGAAACATATTGTGTTTATCCTAATACATCACTAACAGTTATTGCTGGTGGTGAAGGTAATGTTAGTATAAATCCTAATGTTGCACCGTGTACTTCTCCTCCTGGCCCTACTACTACATCAACAACTACAACTACAACAATAGGACCTGCGAGATGGAGAGTAGTAAGTTGTGATAACGTTGGATTAGTTGCAGATGTACAATTTGTTGGAGGAACTACAGGATTGGATTTTTCTAAGATTGTAAATATCACATCTTCTTTTGTTAGTGGATGTTGGAGTTTACAACAACCTGTTCCTACTGCACAATATAGTGGAGCAATAGCAGGTGGTATATTTGATAATTGTATAACTTGTCAAACATTCTCACCAACTACTACAACCACTACTACGACAGGAGCACCTACTACTACAACTACTACTACAATTGCACCTTGCCCTACACCAACCCTATTTAGTGCATCGTTCAATAGTACACAGGCGTTTGTAAGTGCATCTTATCCATTCGCACCTGCGTGTGATGGAGTAACTTTGGAAGCTGATACAATTATTACTTTCCCTAATCCTATTACTGCAAGTTTAGGATGTAGTGCAAACTTATTTATTGGTGGATTAAGTAGTTCAACTATTTACTACATCAGAGCAGTACAAAGTTGTGTACCTGGATATAGTAGTTTGACAAGTAGTTACTCAAATGTTGTTAGTGGTAGTACATTAGTTTCTACAACTACAACTACAACTTCAACAACTACAACATTAGCACCAACAACAACTACTACTACTGCAGCAAGATTTAACTTTAGTGCAAGTGTAGCATACGATACATTATCATCAGTAATAGCATGTAACGATAGAGATATTTGTGGATAAAATAAAAAATAAATTATGGCAGATTGCAAAATAGTATATTACAACTCAACAACATCTTCTATTCAGTTAGGAGATTTCTTATATCAGAATCAGGCACAAACGATTCCTGCAGCTGCTGGATTCTATGCGTGGACTGGTGATGATAAATGGTATCAAACTGATGCTGAGGGAGTTGTAATAGATAGTGGAAGTTGTTCACCAATTGGAAACATTTGGACAGATGGATTGAATAACATTTATTTAATTGGATGTATATCAGCATCTGTAAGTGGACAACAGGCTACTAACAATTGGTTAGATGCATATACAACTGCTTCAAACGATGGAACTTTTGTACTTTTCTCAGGAACTGGAAGTGCATCATCTTCACTTCCTGCAATACAAACTACTACTGCATCTTTTCAGGCGTATGATTTTACTATTCCATATAATATTGTAAATCCAGCTGGTCCAGCGAGTCAGTTTAATTATGGAAGATTTAGTAGTCCATTTACAAAAACTGGCTCTATAGAAAATCAATTTACTGCACAAATTTGGGGAGCTATAAACTTTAATAATACATCTTCTACATACGGTTACTATAGTGGTTCTGAAGTAGGATTATTTGATGCTAATAGTGTTGTATCATTAGGAGGAGGAATTACTAGTCAAATTGATGGATGGAAAGTTTATTTACAACCATCTGGTTCTCAAAATAAACTAATTGTTTCTTATTTTACAGGTAGTAACACAACACCTTCTGCATCTGTTACAATGAGTTTAGCAGGTGGTAATTATCCTATGGATAGATTATCACTTTATACAATGAAATTTAGTGGAAGTAATTTCCAATTCCTTTCAGGTTCTACTATTATTGCAAACACAACTTTACCTAAAACATTTAGAGTATATAATAATACAAATAGTTTTCCAGCTGGTGAACTTTCTTCAAATGTTGCCGTAGGTTCTCGTGCAAGTGGTGGAGGATATGATAATGCATCTGGTAGTTTTATATTCCCATTTGTTGGTTACACTAATGCACTTTTATTCTATACAACTTCATTAAGTTTAGAAAGAATAGAACAAAACACATATTCGTTAATCAATGGATTTACATCATCTGTTAACATAAGAGGATGTATTGAACCTATACCTAACTTCCCATATACAAATAATCTAATTGGTTCTACAATGTATGGATGTTTAACATCTTTATTTACAACTCAAAGTATTCCTCCTGGATACCCTTATGGTTATTGGTATTATGGATTGAATGATGGA